GCGTCAAGTGGGCCGTCTCGGTTCTTTCCGGGGCCGTGTTCGGATTGCTCTTCGGCCTATTCGGAGGGGTGACGTTCCCGTGGTGGGTCGCCCTCATCTCTGGAGCGGCTGGTGCGGCGAGTTTCTCCGGAGTCCGACAGATTAGGAATTCATCCAAGCCGGTTAACGCGAAGGGGTTCGGACAGATGGGTGCCCTCATCGTCCTCTCCATTATGAGCGCAGGGGTTATCTATCTCGGGGCGACGGGATGCGGGATGACATTCACGGCCAAGGCTGGCGACGAGGTGATTCAGAACATCAAGCCGACGAAGCCCGCTTACAGCGTCATCGAGGTCAACGGGGATGAGGTCTGTCGCTTGGATGTTCCGGAAGGGACCATCGAACTCCGGAACGTCTGTAAGGGCGGCGAGGTTTCTACCTTCGCCCCGGACGGCGTGACTCCGACCTGTCTTCCGAATCCCTGTCCTCCGGGTCAGGCGTTCACCTTCGAGTCCTCGGGACTCGCGGTCTGTAAATAAGGAGGACCGCCATGCTCTCGAACGAAACGAAGGAGAACCTGAACAAGCTGACCGAGACCGCGCTCAAGGCCATCGACGCCTCGGACGCCGTGGTCGAGATGCTCAAGGCGGCCGGAGTTAACGTGGCCGCGTATCCTGCCGAGGTCCTGAACGGAATCGCCCGGACCGTCATCGAGAACTTCCCGGACCTCTTCGAGAAGGGATGCGACATCCTCGGAATCAATGAGCACGTCACGGTGAAGGTCTCCGAGCCCGGGGCCAAGGTCACCGGGGAAATCGTTCGATAGGTCTCACTTCTTCTTTCCTCTCCGAATAATGGGATATGAAACTGATTCGGACAGGGTCACAGTGTCAGCTTGAGGCGATTCGGGACAGGGAGGGAGTCTTCGCCCTTCTGTCCAAGCACTTCTCCTACAAGGTCGAGGGAGCCAAGTTCTCTCCCCAGTTTCGGGCTCATGTCTGGGACGGGAAGATAAAATTGGTCCACAAGGCCCGGGGAGAGAAGCTGGTCTTTCCCGGGGGATTGGCCGACGAGGTCCTTGAGATTCTGAGGACGCGATGGGAGGAGGCGGTCGAGGTCGAGGACCTCAGGCCGACGCATCCTCCCCTGAAGCAGCTTCGATGGGCGGGTCCCGTTCTGAGGGACTATCAGGAGGAGGCGGTCGCCAAGGCGGTTAAGGCCGGGGCCGGGGTCCTCAAGCTCCCGATAAGAAGTGGAAAGACAATCACAGCCGCCCGGATTATCTGGACCCTCTCACAGAGAGCCCTCTTCATCGTGACGAGTGACCTTCTTCTTCGACAGGCGACGGAGGTCTTCCGGAGGGTTCTTCCGGACGCCTCGGTGACAGTCGTCGGGGCCGGGGAGTGGGACTCCTCTGGAGACCTTGTCGTCGCCACGGTTCAGACCCTTCAGAAGAACAACAAGACCCGGGCCTTCGTCCGGCTGGCTCGGTCATTCGGGGTTGTCATCTTCGACGAGATACATCATCTTCAGGGTGGGTCCGGGGACGAGTGGAGAGATACGGCTTTGGCGATTGACTCCCGCTCGAAGTTTGGTCTCTCGGCCACGATTGACCTGAGGCCGACGGAGGAGAACGCGGCCGGGGATATTTGGCTCCGGGGGATATGCGGTCCGGTTCTCATCGAGAAGTCCATGAGCGACCTGATTCATTTGGGATATCTGGTCCCTCCCGTGATTCGGTTCCTTCGGTACGAGGCTCCCGAGGTCAAAGGGAAGTGGACCCCGGCGATGTATTCTGAGGTCGTCGCTCAGTGTGAGCCCCGGAACCGTCGGATTGTCAGAGCGGCGGCGGATTACGCGAAGGAAGGGAGAGGGGTCCTCATTGACGTCTCCCGGGTGGCTCACGCAAGGACCATCTATCAGGCGGCGATGGCCGCCCTCCCCCCGGGACAGGTGGCCCTCCTTCTCGGGTCGTCCTCGGCCTCGGTCAGAGAGAAGACCTTGACGGCGTTCAGGGCCCGGAAGGTGATGGTGATAGTCTCGACCATCCTCGGGGAGGGGGTCGATGTTCCGGAGATAGACGTGGTCATCAACGGGGAAGGCGGGAGGGGCAAGACGACGACGATTCAACGTCTGCGGAATCTGACCCCGGCCGAGTGGAAGAAGCGGGCCGTCGTGGTCGAGATGGTTGACGTCCATCACCCTCAGTTGGCCGAGTGGACCAAGGCCCGCCTCAAGACGTATCGAGAGGAACCGGCCTTCCGTTTTGACATCGAGGAGAAGGGATGAGCCGAGTCGAGCTGACCCCGGCACTCTGGAGAGCGTGGCTCTCCCTCGTGGGTTTAACCTCGGACCCGGGGCTCCGGGACCGCCCCGGGGAGATGCTGGCTTCGGTTCTCTCAGTGGGTTCCTCGACGGCAACGGGATACATTCGACGTCTATCCGAGAAGGGGCTGGCCCGAAGAAGGGGGAGAGAGCTTGTCGTTCTTCTGCCCCGGGCGGGTTCTTCCGTGGAGTTCGGGACAGGGACAGTCGAGGCCATCGAGGGGGACGTATTGGCGGCCCTTTCGACGCAGGGGCCTATGAGGGAGAGGGCGAGGAGAATCATGGCAGGAGAGAAGAGCGAGAAGGACCTGAGAATCGAGAAGACGAAGGCGTTAGTTCAGATCTTCGTTGGAGAGGCTCCTCGCGGGAGGAAGACCAGTCGGACGGCGACTCCGGACGACCTCTACTTCATGGAGCTCTACACGGCTCGGAGACGTCGGATAGACCCCGAGTATGAGCCCTCCCCCGGACACAGGAAGGTCCTCGGTGAAGCCCGCCGAAGGATGGAGAAGCATTACCATCTTTCCCGGAAGGATTGGCCGCTTTACTTGAACTGGCTCTTCGAGGTCGTTCGGGGAATCCCGGGGATGCGGTGTGCCTTCCCCCCCGTGAACAGGGTGGGAGCCGATGGATTCCTTGACAAGTACGTCGCTTCTCTGGGACGTCGTCCGATGGACATTGACCATGCCGGGGAGATGCTTCGGGGCGCAGGGTTTGGCGACGTCCCCCCGTGGGTCGTCGTGAGTCTGGCCCGGGACGCGGCATCGGAGGGCGGGGCTATTCCGGCCGGGATAAAGCCCCGGACCCGCGAGGCGGTGGAGTGGCTCCTTCCCCGGCTGGACAGGGTCGGATACGTCGGAGGCGAGGAGAGATGAGTTCGGAGACTATTGATGTCGAATATGAACGGGACCTCGTGGCGACGGCCTTGAAGGACCTGAAGTTTGTGAAGTCGGCCCTTCCCGTCGTGAAGAAGCACCAGTTCTCTGACCGGGCTCTTGGCTGGATATGGTCGGTCGTGGCCGAGACGGTGACCCGGGCCGGGGAGCTCCCGACTGCGAGGGTCTTCTCGGAACGGATGGACAAGGACTACAAGGACGAGGAATCGGCGGCCTATGTGACGGAAGTCCTCCTCTCCCTGAACCGTCGGAAGGTGGCGGCTCCTCGGACGGCTCTCGAACGAGTCCGGGACTTCGTCCGGATGGTCTCCATCCGTGGAGGCTTGGAGGGCGGGGTGGACGGTCTTGACCGGGGAGACCTGACGCAGGCCGAGGAAGCTATCAAGAAGGGGATTCAAGGGGCTCGGGAAGTCTCCTTGATATCCGAGCCCGTCTCGTGGGCTGAGTCGGTGGAGGCTCGCCTGACCGAATATACGGCCACGGAAGAGAAGGTCAGAGACCGGATTAAGACACCTCTTCCGACCTTGACCCGATTCCTGAACGGGGGCCTTCGTCCCGGGACGATGGGCCTTCTCGTGGCGAACACGAACGTCGGCAAGTCTTCCTTCGCGGTGGACCTTGGATACACGGCCCTCGTCTATTCGGGCGCGGTCGTTGTCCATATCGTGACGGAGGAGACCCTGACCGAAGCTCTGGCGAGATACGACGCCCGGTTGACCGGCATCGACCGAGGAGACCTCCTCTCTGGCCGAATGACTCCGGCTCAACAGGCGACATACAAGGAGGCTCACGCTCGGAAGAAGGACATGACGAAGAGGCTCTTCGTTCATGAGCTCTCACCGAAGACGGAGATAGGACAGGTTAAGATGCTGGCCGAGATTGCCCGGGAGAAGTATCCCAAACTCCCTCTTCTTGTGGTCGTCGATAGCCCGGACCACTTGATCCCGGGCGGGCGGATGGAGAACTTCCGTCTGGGTCAGTCGGATGTCCACTGGACCATCAAGGCGATGGTTAAAGGGGAGGACCTCTCGCCCTGTATGGCATGGGTTACGACTCAGGCTCCGAAGGCGTTCGAGGGAAAGACTCTCACGACCGGGGCGGCTTCCGAGACCTACGACAAGTCGAGGATTACCGACGTCATGCTCGGCGTCATGGAGAGCAACGAGGGCGGACCGGTGACCGGGGACTTCCAGCGGGTTGAGTTCATCCTCGTCAAGAATCGCCTCGGCGGGGTTAAGAAGGCGAAGATATGGGCGGACGGGCACATGGGAACCTGTCGCTTCGAGGAGCTCGAATCGACCTCCCTCCCCGGAGGAGACGATGGGAAGGCTTGACGTCCGCGAGTATTTGGAGGAACGAATCGGGGTTCGCTCGACGAGCTCCTCCTCGGCTCATGGTCCTCAGCTCGTCTGCGACTGCCCTCTCTGTGGAAAGTCTTCCCGCTTCTACGTCGCGGAGAACACCGGAGCATGGCATTGTTTCCGGTGCGGAGAGAGCGGCGGTCTTCTTCGACTCGTTCAGGTTATCGACGGACTTACGGGTTCCGAGGCCAAAGAGTTCCTTTCGGCCGGAGAGACCTCGCGGGTGGCTCCTCCGACCGTGGGGGAACTCCGGGGCCGTCTCCCGGGGAAGGCGAAGAGATGGAAGACCCGGACGGAGAAGGAGAGGGACATTCCCGAAGAGGCTCCTCATGAGAGCGGCCTCCCCCCCGAGTTCATCCCGATATGGGACCCGAAGGAGCGGCTCTGGTCTGTCCCTCGATACCTGAAGGACCGGGGAATCACGGCGAGGACGGCCGCGACATACGGTCTCGGATACTGTCAGGAAGGGCGGTATGCAGGACGGCTCATCCTCCCGGTCCATATCGGGGGAAGAGTCATCTCCTTTCAGGGTCGTCTCATGGGACCCGGGGAGCCTCGGTATCTGGGGCCGCCGAAGCCGAAGGGAGCCATCCTCTACGGATACGACGAGGCCCTCGGTGGGGAGTCGGTCATCGTCTGCGAGGGTCCGATGGATGTCCTTGCCCTTCATCAACACGGGCAGAGGGCGGTCGGGTTGATGGGGAAGGTCATCTCCCTCGCTCAGGCGGTCGCCCTGAAGTCTGGGGGGTTCTCTCGGATAACGGTGATGCTGGACCCCGAAGCCTCAGCCGAAGGAGCCGAGGTCGTTCGCGTTCTCTCCTCTATTCTCCCGGACGTTCGACAGGCCATCCTCCCGGATGGGAAGGACCCCGCCGAGGCTTCCCGGGCTCAGGTCCTCGAATCTTTGGCCTCCTCTTTTGCGCCTAACTTTCGGACTAGATTGAACTTCAAATAAAAGTGTTGACTTCCTGCCTCGCCTAGACGATACTTGTGGAGTCTCTTTGTGGGGGTTCGGATGGAACGGGTCAAGGTTACTGAGGTTGAGTTCGGGGCGGCGACCCTGAAGGTCCGGGAAGGACTCCGAAAGGGGGACCTTCCGTTTGTTCCCCGGTGGGATGAGCTTCGACAGTTGGACCTTCGACAGTTGGAGGAGGTCGCTCTCTGCGTGGAGATGGACCTTCCCTGTCTTCTCGTCGGGCCGACCGGATGCGGGAAGACGACGGGGATAGAGCTCCTCGGAGCTTTGGTCAATCAGCCGGTCCGGAGGATGAATCTGAACGGGGACGTTCGTTCTTCGAGCTTCCTTGGGGAGAAGGTCCTCGACGTGGACCCGGTCTCCGGACAGGCCGTGACGAGATGGAAAGACGGTCTCCTCCCGGATGCCATGAGGCGGGGGCATTGGGTCATCCTCGATGAGTTCGATGGATGTCCGGCCTCCTTGGGAATGGTCGTTCAGTCCGTCCTTGAACCGGGACATCAATTGACTCTGGCGGACAATCACGGGGAGGTCGTGGACCCGGACCCCTTCTTCCGAATTTTTGCGACGGCGAACACCCTCGGCCGGGGCGACGACTCCGGTCTCTACGAGGGGACGAATGTCATGAACGAGGCCACGCTTGACCGGTTCACGGTCGTCGAGTGTGGATACCTCCCCCCGAGCGACGAGGCGGCTCTTCTGGTCATGAAGGCCGGGGTGACTCTGGGAGCCGCCGAGGGGATGGCCCGGGTCGCGGAGATGGTTCGGGAGGGATTCACCAAGGGGGAGTGCTCTTGCACCCTCTCGACCCGACGTCTCCTGACGTGGGCCATGATGACCCGGAGGTTCTCGGAGAAGAGTCCGACCCTGTCCGTTCACGCGACAGTGGACCCGGTCGGAAGGGGCTATGAACTGGCCGTCGGCTCGAAGCTCTCCAAGGAAGACCGGAAGTATCTCGCTGGGATAGTTCAGCGGGTGATGGGTGTCGTGGTCCGGAAGGGATAGAAGAAAAGATGTTGACCTTTTGCGGCAGCAGCACGACACTCATGGACCCGGGAGGCTCCGAATGAGAGTTCCGATAGAGTCCCTTGAGAAGGGATACTTCACGAAAATCGCAAGGACGTTCAGCCGGAACTGGTCGGTCGAGGTCGTCGTGGATGGGGTCTCCTGTCCCCGGGCGGACCTGAAGAAGGGAGTCATCTATCTCCCCCGGACGGCTGACTATCTGACCGGTCATCCTCTCTCGGCGATGGAAGGGGTTCTCGACCATGAGACGGCTCATCTTCGAGAACAGGCCGACGCCCCCGAAGGGCGGGACCCATTGTCGGTCCTTCGGATTATCGCGGATGAGAGAGACCCCCTTCTCAAGAACCTCTTCAACACTTTCGAGGATGTCCGTATCGAGAGGAAGTCCGGGGCCCGCTGGCCCGGGGTGGCGAAGAACTTGATTGCCGCGAATGAGGCGGCCTCCGAGATGGCCCGGGTCAAGCATGAGAAGACCCCTCTTTCGGCGGACTACCTTTTTGAGGCGGCCATAATCTTCCGGGGGCTGGAGCTGGAGCGGCTTTTGGCATGGATGCCCCCCGAGGTTCACGTCTTCCTGAACTGTCCTGAGATGTCGGCGGTCATGGTTCGGGTCCCTTTCATGAAAGACGCCTTCGACGCTTTGACCTTGGCCCGGATGACCCGGGAGATAATCAGGAAGGAAGCGAACGAAGAGGAAGAGAAGGACCCGGAGCCGGACTCCGAAGAAGGTTCGGGGGGGACATTCGAGGGGGACCCGGAAGAGACGACAGAAGGGGAGATAGAGGGTTCGACGGGAGGGGTTCCTTCTTCGCTCTCAGAGGATGAAGAGACTGAGGAGCCCGGGGTTCCCGAGAAGTTCGCCCGTCGGATAGAGGCGGACCCGGCCCGGAGTGACATCAAAGCGGACGCCCGGGAGGGACTGACTCGCATGGCCCGGGTTTACGCGGAGGCCGAGAAGTCTCGATATCTACCGCATCCGAAGGCAGTCGCCGGGGACAGGGTCCTCCCAATGTCTCGGGCCCCCGTGGTCTTCCGGACTTTCCTGAATGAGGTCTCTTCTCAGATTGGCGGAGTCGCTCACCGGCTGGTCCTTCTCCTGAGGAGCTCGGCCGATAGGACTGTCGGAGACCAAGAGTCGGGGAGGATAGACACTCGGGCTCTGGCCTCGGTCCGGCTGGGGAACCGAAGGGTCTTCCTGCAGGAGCGGAAGGCTTCAGAGGGGAAGGTCGCAGTCGAACTCTTGATTGACCAGTCGGCCTCGATGGGGGAGACCTTCCTCTCCAAGGGAAGGAGACAGACCCGACAGGCGTTCGCGCTTCAGGGGGCGATTGTCTTGGCCGAGGCTCTGGACCGGGCGAGGGTTCCGTTCGAGGCTATCGGTTTCGGACATGACCGGCCGCTTCCTCGGAGAGAGTGGGACCCCATCTATACCCGGGTCGAGTCTCGGAATCTCCGGGTCTTTAAGTCCTTCGATGAAAGATATCTCTCGGTCAGGGACCGCTTCGGGGCCGCCACGGTCCTCGAACAGGATAACGACGACGGGGACGCTCTCCTAGCGGTGGCGTATCGGCTGGCTGCTCGACCGGAGAGCCGGAAGATTATCGTGGTCATCTCGGACGGGGACCCCTGTCATCACATGGGGGTCGGGCCTTACGCTTCAAGGGCTCGGGGCTACCTGAAGGAAGTTATCGAGAGGTGCTCGGCGGCCGGGATTGAGGTTGGCGGGCTGGGGATTGAAACGGACGGGGTCACAAGCCTTTACCGGCACTCCGAAGTCGTTCGGGACCTGTCGGACGTGGGACCCGCTTTGATTAGGCTGGTAACTAAGATGCTCGGGAGGGCAAGATGAACGGCGCAGAGGTTTACAAGCTCGTTGGATGGGGGGTGCGGTCTCTGGGGGCGGGTCTTCCGGACGCGGACGCGGAGGACCTGATTCAGGAGGGAGCTCTCGGAGTTCTGACCCGAGCGCGGACTCTGGACCCATCGAGACCGGAACACTCCCGGCAGAAGCGGTCCTCCCTCGACGCGAGGGGAGCGGCCATCGACTATCTGAGGTGGAGGTCCCTTCGGATGGCCGAGTGCGCCGAGGAAGACATGGACATCTATTCCCCGAGGACACCTCCGGTCGAGGAGCTCGTTGACCGGGAGAGACTGGTTCGTCGAGTCCTGAAGGCAATCGAGGAAGCGAATCTCACCGACTGCGAGATGGAAGCCCTCCTCGTCAAGGCGGAGTTAATCGAGACCTCTCCGGAGAGGATGAAGGTGACGGCGGCCTCTCGACACGTCGCCCTCAGGCGGGCTCGGGAGAAGGTTCTTCGGACGATGGGGTGGGACGAATGAAGCCGATATCGAATCGCCGGGTTCGGAAGCTGGTCCGGGAACGAGGCGGTCTCCCGGGATGTCTGGGAAGATACGAAGCCGGGAATCCCGAGTGCGATGGGTCCCCGGCCTGTCAGTGGAGGATGGGGTGTCGAGTCTATCTGGACTACCTCCGGGCTCTGGATACCTCGGTCGAGCTTCACCGGAAGCTGACCCCTCCCTCGGTCTTGGAGACGCTGGTCTTTCACCTCCTCCATAACTACGTCCCTTCGGAAGGGTCTCCGGACCTTCAGAGGGCGGCTCGGGGTTGGACGCGATTCCTTGAGGCGTTCACCGACACCGTCCCCCTCGGAATCCCGGTTCACGCGGACGGAGGGCTGGCCCTCCCCGGGGAGTTCTACACCGGCCAGTGGGCGGGGAAGGGGGGCCGTCTCCCGAGGGCTTACTTCATCCGAGTCCGGGGGTTCGGGACATCCTCCTCGGACATCCCTCTCGTTCGATACCATCCAAGGTTCAACCGGATGGTCGAACCCTCGATAGAGATTCGGGCAGACCTGAAGGAGCTCATCGAGGCGTATCCTCTGGCCCGGGAACTGGCGGAGAGGTGGCGGATAAAATCTCCCGGGGGCGGGGGGATGTCCGACCTTGGGGCGGTCGCCATTCGGGTTAGGACCGAGCTCATTGAAGACGTGGCTCGTCTGACCACGATGGCCCTGACCGAAGGACACCTGAGGGGGGTGGCCCTCTCTGGGGGGCGGGTGGTCCGAGGTCGTGTCGTGGACCTCCCCGGGGTCGGGAAGGGTGTGCTCAGTCGGACAAGGTCGGGAGGGTAAGATGGGATTGACGCTCGCTGAAGCTCGTCTGAAATTTGCGAAGACGACAGTCAAGGTCGAGGAAGGGGCGGAGGACCCTTTGGCGATTGCAGTTCCGGAGAAGCCTCTCGTCCGGACTCCGAAGAAGTCGGAAGGACCTTCGACTGCCGGCCTTGTGGCGGCGGTCCGGGCTGGAAAGGCCGGAGGACAGGAGACTCTCCCCGGGATGGTTTCTCCGGCGGCCGTGAGAGAGACTCACTCGATGGAAGAGAAGTCGAGGAGATTCGCCCAGAGGAAGACCGACGGGGCTGAGGACTTCGAGCTTCTCTTCGGGAAGCATCGGAGCCGGAGATTCTCCGAGCTCGCGATGAGCCCCGAGGGGAAGTCTTACCTGAAGTGGGTCCGGAGCTGGGACGACCTTCCTCCGAAGGTTCGGGCGGCCGCGACTTACTGGCTGGAGAGATGATGGCAGAAGACTTCGTTCACCTTCACACTCATTCGCACTCCTCGGCTTTTGACGGGCTGGGCTCCGAGCGAGAATTCATCTCCCGGGCGGTCGAGATGGGGCAGTCCGCGATTGCGTTCACGGAGCACGGCTCGGTCCGGGGACTCTACGAGGCGACTGTCGCGGCGAAGGAGGCCGGACTCAAGCTGATTCCCGGATGCGAGTTCTACATGGCCGAAGACGCGACCCGGAGGGGTTTGACGGCGGAGGAGAAGGCCGACCTTCACGCTCGGTTCCTCGACCCTCTGGAGTATAGGGAACACGCGAAGGCCCTCGAATCAAGGCTCAGGGTTCGGGACCACGTCACGGTCTGGGCGTTGAACGATGAAGGGGTTCGGTCCCTTTGCCGCCTATCCTCGTGGTCGTGGACGAAGGGATACTACTATAAGCCGAGGATTGACCTGACCCGTCTCCTTGAACATCGAGAGGGACTCGCGGTTTCCTCGGGGTGCATGAGCGGGATTGTCGCGTCCCCTCTCCGGCATCGAGAGGTCGAGCTGGCCGTCTCTCGGGCGGAGACTCTGGCCGAGGCGTTCGGGGACCGTTTCTACATTGAGGTTATGCCTCACGTCGTCGATGAGCCGCAGTTAGCTCCGATGCTCTTGAATCTGGCGGACAGGGTCGGGGCCCGGGTTCTGGCGACTCAGGACGCCCACTATCCCCGACAGGAGGACTCGGTCGCTCATGACGTCTTCCTCTGTATTCAGACTCAGGACCGGATGGACAATCCGGAGAGGAAGTTCCAGTTCTCGACGCGGGACTTTTGGCTTCGGTCCCGGGAGGAGATGAGGTCCGCTTACCGTGTCAATTATCCGATGGTCTCCGACCGTCGGGTCGAGGCGATGCTGGACGAGACGGTCGCCTTTTCCGAGAGGTGTTCGGGAGGTCTGGACTTGGCCCCGACCGGGAAGTATCTCGTGGCCCCGACCCTCCCCCCGGACTTCCGGACCTATGACGAATGGCTCGTTCACCTCTGCCGACAGGGGCTCCGGGACAGGTTCCCCGGGATGGAGGTTCTCCCCGAGGTTTATCGGGACCGCCTCCTTCATGAGCTGAGGACCATCCGGGACCTGAACTTCGCCCCTTACCATATCGCCGTCTGGGATATCCGGAGATGGTCAAGGGAACAAGGGATAGCGTGCGGCCCGGGCCGGGGTTCTGCGGCGGGTTCCCTCGTCTGTTACCTCCTGAGAATCACTGACCTCGACCCGATAGTCCACGGGCTTATGTTCGAGAGATATCTGGCCCCGGGCCGGAAGGGGCTCCCCGACGTGGACATGGACTTCGAGGCGACCCGTCGAGAGGAGGCCATCGACTACGTCCGTCAACAGTACGGAGAGGACCGGGTCGCCCGTATCTCGACAAGGATGACACTCGGGGGGAAGGGGGTCCTTCAGGACCTCGCCCGGGTCTATGGGATACCTCCATCGGATGTCCTCCCGGTGTCCTCTCAGATTATCTCGGCCAACACGGAAGAAGACTCGGAAGGAGGTAATCTCGGGGACGTCCTTGAGGGGACCGAGGCGGGCCGCGCCTTCACTGCGAAGTATCCGGATGTCGTCGCCGTTGCTCGGAGGCTGGAGGGGACCGTTCGAGGTGTCGGTCAACATGCGGCCGGGGTCGTCATCTCCTCGGTTCCTCTGGCGGACGTGGTCCCGGTCGAATCGACGACTCGTTCAGAAGACGGGGAGAGGGTGGCGATGGTCGCCTTTGACCAGCATGGGGCGGAGAACACCGGTCTCGTGAAGGTGGACTTCCTCGGCCTGAAGGCGATGAGCATGATGGCGAAGGTCGTCGAGTTGACCGGGGTCAAGACTGAAGAGATTCCTCTTGAGGACCCCGAGGTCCTTCAGGCGTTCACCGACCATCGGTTTGTCGGGATATTCCAGTTCGACTCTCCAGCGGCTCACCGGACCTGTCACGGATTCACCTTCAAGCGGTTCGGAGACATCGCGGCCATGACCGCTCTCGACCGCCCGGGACCGGCTCGGACGGGACTGGTCAAGCAATACGTCGACCGCTCCCTGAGACCGGAGTCGGTCCCCTCGGTTCATCCGATTTACGATGAGGTCTTCAAGGAGACCTATGGGGTCCCCGTCTATCAGGAGCAGGTCATCCGACTGGTCCGGGACCTTTGCGGATACACCCCGGAGCGGGCCGATGAGTTCAGGAAGAAGGTCGCCAAGAAGATAGGACTGAATGATGAACGAGCCCCCTTCCTCGAAGGGGCGGAGGAGTCGGGGATGTTCCCCGAGGACGCGGAGAGATTGTTCGACCGGCTGGTCGGATTTGCCGAGTACGCCTTCAACAAGTCTCACTCTTACTCCTACGCGGTCATTGCTCATTGGCAGATGTGGTTCAAGGTGCATCACCCGGTTGAGTTCTTCACGGCTCTTCTGGCGACGGAAACCGATTCCGAGAAGCAGCTCAGAATTGCGGGGGAGGCTCGGCGGTGCGGGATTCAGGTCCTCCCCCCGGATGTCTGTCATTCGGGTGACCGGTTCGAGATGGTCTCGACGCCTGAGGGTCCGGCCATCGTGGGGTCCGTTGCGGACCTGAAGGGAATCGGGCCGGATACGGCCCGGGAGATTGCGGCTCGCCGCCCCTTCAAGGACCTCCTCGACTTCTATCGGAAGACGGCGGGAGAGAAGGAGAAGCCGGTCCGTCTAACTGCTGGACACTTCGAGATTCTGGCGAAGGCGACCGCCCTGAGGTCCCTCTGTCCCGCCTCCCGTCCTCTGGTAGTCAATGCGAGGGTGGTCTGGGAAGCCCTGAAGAGCGGCATCCTTCCCGAGTTCGACCTCGGGGGAATCCGGGAGTTCTCGGCGGAGGAACGGGCGGAGGTGGCCGGAGAGGTCTATCCGATGTTCCGGGACTTGAAGGGCGTGACGGTCTTCGACGCGGTGGAGAAGCGGCTCAGGGAGGCGAGTTCCCGGGTCTCCGTCTATCCGTCCGGGATTGACCTGAACAAGGTCGGAGGCGGGATGGTCCTTGGGAGGCTGGCGAAGGTCAAGCTCTTCCCCGAGGAAGGCGGAGGTCGTTCTGGCCGGGTCCTCCTCGTGGGTCCGGACGGGGGGGAGATTGTCCTGAGGGTTGACGCGGAGGTTCTCGACAAGTGCGGCTCGGCCCTCTCGAAGACGGGGATAATTCTGGCCGGTCTCTACTACGTCGGGGGGCAACAGCGGGTTAGCTCCGATGGTCTCTGGCGGGTGGATTCCCTCTTGGCTGGGGAGAGCCCCTCCCCGGTGACGGAGTTCCTTCTTCATCCGGTCAAGACCCATCCCCGGGACCCGGCCGCTGGTCTCCGGAAGGCGCAGGAGGACGAGAGCTTCACGGTCGAGGGGATGGTCGTTCGGGTTCAACAGAGGAGGGATAAGTCCGGGGGGAGGATGCTCGTGGTCAGTCTCCTCGGCTCGGCGGGATACGTTCGGTTCTTCGTCTGGGCGTCTCGGGTCGGAAAGGACCTGAGCCTCCTGACTCCGGGGACCGTGGTCAATGTTCAGTTGCAGGGGCTCAGGGGCGGAGATGCCGCCTGTCTGGGAAGAAGAGAGGTCCGGAAGGTCTGACTTCTATCGTCCGGTCCGAATTATCAGGAGAGGTCTTTATGGAGGTTCCAAGGTGAAGGAACAGGGAAAGGTAGTGACACACTTGACGACCGCTGACATCGCAAAGATGGCCGGTCTCACGTTCGAGGAAGCGGACCGCTTTCTCAAGGCGGTCATCGAGGGACTGAAGAACGTCGGGGAGGTTCACCTCACCGAGTTCGGCCAGTTCCGGGTGAGCGTTCTGCCGGAGAGGTGTTATCCGCCTCCGCAGGACGGCCAGCCTCATCCGGCCCGGAAGGTGATTCGGTTCACTCGGTCGAGGGTCGCCTCGGCCATCCTGAACGGCCAGAGGGAGGGGTTGAAGTGAGGATTGAAGGAAGCAGAAAGTTCGTTCGGAGAATCGGCGGACGGGACGTGACGACCGAGCTCAGGCTCGAAGACCTGTCCCTGTCGGCGGACATCTCCCGGGAAGCCTCCTCGGTTGCCGGACTCATGGGTCTGGCCGGGGAGCTCATGGCTTACACGGTCGAACAGTTGACCATCATGGACGCGGGCTATCGTGGATGGAGGGCGGCTACGGCGAAGAGGGTTCTCGACGGGGACCCGAAGACGGCCGAGTGGAAGGTGAAGCTCGACATCGAGGCCGACCCGAAATTCATCGAGTGGAAAAACGGCATCGGCCAGCTCGAAGGGGACCTCGAATACCTGAGGGCCTACATGAGCTCGCTTCAGGCGAAGGCGTCCATGATTCGGGCGAGCATCGAGCAGTCGAAAATCGGGGACTACGGAGCTGGTCTGGGAATCGAGACGGGCTCCCGTGAGACCTCGTCCGACGAGGAGGAGACTCCTCGGATTCGCCGGACTCCGATGAGGACTCCGGTGGGAGGCGGTGACCGGGATGACCGGGTCGGCCGCGCAATGTCCAAGGGTAAGGAGGACTGACCTATGGGACTGAACATTCAGGAATTCAGGGCGCGGCGCAAGGCCGAAGTTGGAGTCCGTAAGGGCGAAAACGACAAGACGTTCTACTCGTTCCCCGAAGGGGTGACAATCGGCTGGGTCTGTCCGCCGACCTCGGAGATGGAGCCGCTCCCCTACGTCCGGGTGCTTCTGCACAACGGCGTCGGTCCGGGCAAGGGGAAGACCGTGGTCTGCCTCTCGGACGACAATCCGGTCCTCCGTCATCCGGCCGTCGTGAAGTACCTCAAGGCGCGGAACATCGTCATCCCGGAAGGGTGCGACTGTCCGGTCTGTTCCCGGCTGAACTCGGAAGAGCCCGATCCGGTCTTCTCGGACGAGAAGCTCAAGAAGATGCAGGCCCGGGAGTCGTGGATTTACCCGTGGGTCCCGATGTTCGAGGTCGATGACGAGGGGAACAGGCTGGCCCTTCCCGAATCGGAAAGGATTCCCGCTTGTCTCATGGCCTCCTACACGGTGCACGAGGCCATCTGCGACACCATCGAGAGCGAGAACCGGGACATCACCGACCCGAACGCGGCGACCCTCATCCGGGTCAAGAGGACCGGGACCGGGATGCAGACCAAATACAAGGCCGGGGACGACAAGGAAACGTCGAGGGAGCCGATGAGGATTCCGAAGCCCCAGCGGTTCGCGGCGGCCGCTCGCGTGGCCCCGGGCAAGGAAGCTGACCCCTTCAAGGTGGTTGCCATCTTCACCAAGACTCCGGAGCAGATTGAGGCCATCCTCAGGGGGGAAGAAGTCTCGACGAAGAAGGCCCCGGACGAAGACTCCGGGACCCCGGCCTGTTTCGGCCACGACTACTCCGCCGAGGACTCCGAGTGCGCGGCCTGTCCGCACGCCAAGGGATGCGCGAAGGAGTGCGGGGAAGAACCTCCGGAGACCGTGGCCCCGGCCAAGGTGACCCCGAAGGACCCCCCGAAGCCCGCC